TAGGGTTAAAAGCCCTAGAATCGCCTTAAAATGCGAAATAAAGGCATTGTAGCTATTCCTCATAGTCACCGTCTTCATTAATATCCAATAATTCCCCTTTATCATGGTTATAAAGAGGGATTTCATCACTTTCTCCTGCCTTGTAAGCAGGTACGACCATTCCTGGCTCTGTTTGCGTATCAAAGTTGATTATCTCACCTTGTGGTAACGCTTTGTGCTCATCTCCATCTATTTGTTTCATTATATCTCCAATTTGATTCGGTTTAACTACGTTGACTGTAATTTGCTTAACCACATCTCCTTCATGAGCAACCTCAGTCTTTTCGATATATCCTCTTCTCTTTCCTCTAGTTTTAAGCAAGAACATTGTAGCTAAGGTATCACCCCTAGCAATCCTCTCCATTAGCTTTTGTTCACCAAAGTCAAGCATTATCTCCTCAGGCTCGATTTCAGCTAATCTCTTAGCAAACTCAGGATCATCCTTCAACCAAGTCTTATACTGCGTTCTACCGACTCCAGAAGCCTCACATGATATAGTGATATTGCCGAAGTTCTCCTTATAAGCTATGATAAAAGCCTCTTTAGCTATTTCCTTGAATTGTGCGTTCATATTATACCTTTTGGTGTGTCAAATGTTTAAAAATGTTAAAATCATTGTTTTATATCAGAATATTGGGGGGCACAAGGGGTCTCCCCTATTATCTACGCTAAAAAATAGGGTAGGGGGTTGCTATTTAACATAATAATTATTATATGCTGCTTTGCTTTGTTATTCATGCGTCAAATTTGGGTTAGTGTTACCGCTAAATTAGAACTTATTATTTAATGATTGGATAGACACTGAAACGCAAAAGCTAAAAAACACTAGATCTATTCTATTAATATACTACTTACTAATTAAAGTATATATACTTAAGTAGTTAATTACTTACTATATTAATATAGTATTAAATTAGTTATTATATACTTTATACTAGTATACTATATAATTATATCCTCCAGGGATCGCTCCAGGTTAAAAATAATTTATAATTATTTGCAATTGTTTCAAATTGTTTCCATATCTTTAGATCCTAAACAAAACAAAACATGCAAAACTTTAGCAACATTTTACTAGTATGTCAACTAGTACTTTTTATTCTAGTTATATCAAATATGGCTAGATTGGTATCTGATTATTTAATAACTAAAATAAAATAAACATGATAAACTTTATTGATTTAGCAATCTACTTAATCATTGGGACGCTACTAATTACCTTATTCAAAACAATATTACAAGAACTAACAAAATACAAATAACAATGAGAAACAAAACAAAAGAAAATTTTTATCTATTCTATAAAATAGAAAATAGTGACTTTAAGTTCTTATATAAAGTGAGAGAATGTAAATTACCTGAAAAAACAAAAGAATATAAAAAGTTAGAAAATTGGTTTAACCAATCAATAATTAAGTCTTTTGGATATTGTAACCAACATTATTTTAATACTGAAAAAATTGACTTTATATCCCCTAATTTAACATATTTAAAAATTAATTAAAATATCTATTTATGCAAACTACTACACAAAACAAACCACAAAACAGTTACAAACCTATTAAGAACTTATTAAGTAAAGGATCAACAAACAGCAAAACAGTAAAGAACGATCTAGAGACGTTTATACTTTATCTAGCTCCCGCTAACACGGTTGAGGGGTTTAACCTTTGTCCTTTTGCGTCTAAAGGTTGCACGTCCTCATGTCTATATAGTGCGGGACGTGGTAGGTTTTCAAACGTCCAACTTTCTAGAATTAACAAAACTAAATTTTGGGGTTTTGATCGTTCTAATTTTTATATTCAACTAGCAAACGAAATACTTTCTATTCATGATAAGACAATAAAGAAAGGCAATAAAATTGCAATACGTTTGAACGGTACGTCCGACGTCGATCATTTATATTTACTAGAACGCTATAGCGGGATAAATTTCTTAGATCCTTTCTATAGTAATTTACTTTTTTACGACTATACAAAGAACCCAAATATTATTTCTAGATATAAAAATACTAGCTACAAAGTAACTTTTTCTAGATCTGAAACAAACGAAATAGAGGCTAAAAGGATCTTAAAATTAGGGGGCAATGTAGCTATAGTATTTCAAGATCAATTGCCTAAATTTTGGCACGGCTATAAAGTAATTAACGGAGACGATACCGACTTAAGGTATTTCGATCCTGTTAATGTAGTGGTAGGACTTAAAGCTAAAGGAGACGCTAAAAAGGATCTAAGCGGTTTTGTAGTTAGATGAATATAAAAAGGGCTATTAATTTAGCCCTTTATCCTTTGCCCTATTCGGAGGGTATATAAGTTCGAAACTTACAAAGGACCAAACCAAAACAAAATAAAATGAACATTTACGGACTAAAGGAGCTAATTAACGCAATGGAGAAACAAAACAACCCAAACGATCGTTATATGCTTGAATTTTACAAAGATCTTTACAATGAACAATTGCAACAAATTACTAACAAAGTACAAAAAGAACTAGATGAACAAAGTCAAAAAAGTTGGTTTGAACATTTAGCCCGTTAAAAAGCTATTTTAAGCCAAAATAAGACATTAAAAAGTAAATTTAATAACATGATAAGCTAGAAAAAAGATATAGCCAAAATAAGCCTAAAAATAGGCATAAAATTGATATTTATATCGGTATTGGTATTGGTATGCAATTTCCAGGACAATTGCCCTTGCAACTGTTTTGTAGTTGCGTATGCCAAAAACCTAGCAAAAAACCCGTCCAAAAAACCCACAAAAACCTTTGGCAAAAATCTTTGACAAAAAACCTACAAAAACCCCACAAAAATTTGGTGGGACAAAAACTTTTATATATTTTTAAACATTCAAACTAAAACAAAACACTATGCAAAAAACCTCAATGACTTGGTCACTAACAAACCAAGCAAAAAACCCCGAAACAAACCAAACCATATACACATATATGGATACAGTTGGTAGGATCTTTAAATTTGAATCGCATCCTACAAAACCCTTTACATATTTATTTGTAGAGGTAACTGAAACAGTAAGTAAAAAAGAGATGTCAAAAATCTTGGACGGTTACATTCAAAACGGAATCAGACAACACGATTTTGTTGGAGGATTTCAAGAAGCAATATCAAAAATCACAATTTAAAACTACAACTATGTTAAAGCAAATCTACTTAGAACTAATTAGAAGCGGAGTAAACCCAAGAGATTACACATTGGCTAATGATGTTGAAGAAACAGACGGTCAAATTAATTTAGATAAGGATTTTTATATACAGATAGGCGATTCCTATCTAGTACTATGGAAGTCTGTAGAAGGTGGAGAGAAATTGATATTTGATGTTAATATAGATCAAATAGACAACACAATAGCAGTTAAGCAATTTATCAATAAAGTAAAAACACATCTAAACTAATGGCAAAAATTCTAGTGGCTTGTGAAGAAAGCCAATCTATTACTAAAGAGCTTCGTGATTTAGGTCACGAGGCTTTTTCTTGTGACATTCTCCCTTGTAGTGGTGGTCATCCCGAATGGCATCTACAAGGCGATGTTTTTAACTATGTAAACCAAGGTTGGGATCTAATGATCGCACATCCACCTTGTACCTATCTATCAGTTAGCGGTGCTAGACATTTATACAATAAGGATGGATCTAAAAATCTTGAACGATGGGAGAACCAAAAAATCGCTTTAGATTTTGTCCAAAAGCTTATGGATTGTCCGATCCCACGAATAGCTATAGAGAATCCTGTGTCGGTTATATCAACAAAAATCCGTAAGCCTGATCAAATTATTCAACCATATATGTTTGGCGATGAAGCTACCAAAACAACCTGTTTATGGCTCAAAAACCTTCCAAAGCTTGAATCCACCAAAATAGTTGGTAAGGGTGAAAGAACTGTTTTTAAGAGTGGTAAATCACATCCTAAATGGTATGCTGATGCTTTAGCCAATGCAAAAACTCCTGCCGAACGTAGAACCCTGAGATCAAAAACTTTCCAGGGTATCGCCAGGGCTATGGCGGATCAATGGACTAAAAATCTTTTATGATTTCCTTAACAAAAAACCTGCTAAAAACTTTAAATATATCCAAAAACTTCCTAATTTTACACTTTACAAACAAAACAAAAAACCCATGCACGAATTAATCACACTCAACTCAAAGATGAAGTGCGGTATTACTGGCACGATCATCGACAAAGGCGAACAAGCCTATTACAACCATCAGACAAAAACCTGCATTCATCCTGTAGAATACGAAAGGAATATGAGCCAGGTTAAGATAGGTGATCCAAAAACCTATTTTACAAGACACCAAAAACTTAACAAATAAAACAAACAAACATGAAATTCGAATTCGTAGCCGAAACAGACCAATTACTTAACGACACAATCTACTTTACCAAGCAAGATGGTGTATTTATCAGTGGAACTATCAGCACTAAAAAAGAGGTAGCTTATGCCATTTTT